CCTTTATACCATATATACTCGCAACTACAAGTATCCATAAATTAGTAAACCAGGATGGAAGACTTGAGAAGTGTGTAAAAAATAGATCCACTTTATCCATTGCAGAGGGGTCGTCACTCACCACTGCCCAAGCGAGAATTGCTATTGGGGCGCTTAGTATTATCAACACTGCCTCGTCCTTCCAGTCGGACGATCTTGATTCTAATAATTTTCCTTGGTAAGCTTCCTCACCACTTGCCATACGAGATGCATGCATAAGCTGCGCATCCGACATAGCCATTTTTGTCTTTTGTTTGTTAGCGTAAATTTTACTACCAGCAGAAACGGCTAATTTAATTGCCGATAACCACATTTAGTACCACTTAGCTTTAACAGGTTTTTTGTCAGCTCTCATTGCTTTAGTTCCTCTAACAGTCACAGTTTGTGTTTCAGTACCACTAGTCATTTCGATAGTTTTACCGCCTGTTGAATAACCGTCTGGACCACAACCAAGTTCTTTTTCGATCTTGACGTCGTCGTTCATGAAAGTTGATCCTTTTTGCCAATCTTTGCTCATAATTTATATCCTTTTAGATTATTATACTTAATTTTTCTTAAAATTTCTACCAAAATCGAATTTTTTGCTATCGATAGACATTTGCGCCTTAGTTAAAGACGTATCTGAACGTAATTCTGCTAATTCTTCGTTCTGTTCTAGTTTTTCATCGTGATGTGTGTCGTTCATCATTGCTTTCATCTTATCTACATTCAATCTACCCTCATTATAAGAGTTTCTTTCTTGATCTGCTTTAGCTTTAATGTCTAGTTCTCTAGATTTTAATTTAATTAACGGATCACCGCCTGCTTCACTACTAATTTTGTCTTCTTCTTCAGCATAATCCATAGTTAGCTCTGCAATTAGAATAGCTTTTCTTGCTTCTATTTTATTTGTAAGTTGTTGTATACGTTGTTGCATTTGCATTACTTGTGGGTTTTGCATCGCAGCAGGATTTTGCATTAATGGTTGTAGTTGTTGTTGCATCTGTTGCATTTCTTGTAACTCTTCTACAAATTCTATTTGAACTTGCTCTTGAGCCATTAAAGAAATGTGTTCTAAAATATTTTTTTGAATTGCTGCCATTGCCATTGGATTATTTTGAATCATAGAAATAGACATAAAACTTAAATGCGCATCGATGTGTGCTTTGTGATCCTGTCCACCAAATGCTTGAAAAGGTTTTCCTGACATTGCTGTAATGTGTTCTAAACTTGGGTCCATCGGTACTGGTTGTGCCGGTGGTGGTAAAATTGCATTAATGTCTTTTACTCCTAACGCATCATACATTGATCTATATGCTTGATATAAATTGTGTAGTTGAGGATTTGATTGCGCTAGTTGTAATTGACTTTGGGCTAAAGAAATTCTTTGTGTTTGAGAAAAAATATTAGGATCTGCTACAGGCAATATATCAATCTTGTCATCAAAGTCTGCAACTTTAATTTGTCTAGATGCACCGGGTACATCATATGGATATACAGGTGGTAAATAAGTTTTAAATACTTGTGCTAATAATTTAAATTCATTTTTCATTCCCACGTATAATCTTTTGTGGATTGCGGACATAACTCTAGATCCTCTTTCTAAAAGAGCCACAGTTGTACCAACAGCGGCACCTTGATTTCCATCTCCAACTTGCATATCTGCAATTGAAGCAAATCTTTGACCTGCACCTACTACAACATTTAATAATTGTAATAAAGTTTGATCTGGTCCTTTAAAAGGTAGTTGCATAAACTGATCCTTAATGTTTCCACCAGGAACGTCGACATCTCTAAATTCTCCAGGCTGTAATGGTTGTGCATCGTCTCTCATTCTAACACCTCTAGTTTTAAAGCCAGCAGGTAAGTTAGCTAAAGTTCCAGCATCTAATAATTGTCTTAAAGCAACAGTTGCTGTACGAGATAAACCACCAATCATGTGAATTAAACCTAAACCATAAAAACCTAAACCAGGTAAAAATTTAAAATGTACAAAATAATCTTTTTTCTTTTTTAAAGGATCTTGTTCATCAAAATTTCTTCTAATAGATAAAATTTTACCGTTTGCTTCATCAATTGTTACAATATATGGAAGTCTAACACCAGTAGGTTCTCCATCTTCTGGGTTAACATCTTCAAAACCTTCTAAATCTAAATTAACATGCATTTCTAAAATAGTGTACATGTCCTCTGTGCCATTTGCGGATACACCTTCTAGTTCTCTTTCTTTTTCTTTTAATTGATCTTCTTGAACAGGGGGCTCACCAAGATCAATGTCTTTATAAAAACCATTAACCTGCTGTTTACGTAAATCGTTTTGTGAAATTCTAATAACATGAATGATTGCTTCTGCATCTTCTAAAGAGGTTGCAGAGTAGGGCACAACTAAATCTTCAGCCGGAATAAATTTTGATACTGCTCTTTCTAGTAGATCATCATAGTAAACTTTTTTAAAAGTAGATCCCGATAAAGGTAAATAAAATAACATTTGGTCAAACTCTGGTTCATACTCTTTCATCTGATCCATAATTTGATAGTTCATAAAATCTTTAACACGTTTAGATTGTTCTTCTTTAGGAACACTTAACGAACCTAAAATTTGAGTTCTAACCGGACCATCTGCAGGTAATAATTCTTTGTATGCTTGTGCTTGAAATTGAGTTACTGCTTCTGCTAATACTGGGTGAGTAACTGAACTTGCTCCTCTAAAAGGTTCTGTTCTGTTTACATATTTAAAACCTAAAAGATTTAAACCTTCTCTATAACTTTCTGCCCATTCTTGTCTTGACTCTTTGTAATTTGTATATTTTTCCATTAACTCTGATGCTAATGGATCTCCTACTGAATCTTCTAAAACTTCTGCAATGTTATCAAAGTGACCAACATTTTCTGCTTCAGTAGCGTTTGGGTCAAAAGAAACTTCTGCTCCACCATCTTCAGTCATGTCTATTTCAACAGGTCCATCTGGAGTATCAAATACTTCTGCTTCTTTTACTTGTTCAACTTCAATTTCTTCACCTAATTCATTAGGATCCATATTTGGTAATGATTTGTCTATAGTAGCCATAGGGATATTCTATCTTCTTTCAATTAATATTTCAACACCTGCTTTAGTTATTAGCAGGCCTTGGATTAGTTGTCAAACCAATGATACCACCATTAGCTTGTTTTGTTCTAGGTGTGTTTTTAAATGTTTGTATAATATCATCACCACTCATTCCTTTTGCACTCATTTCCATTGTTTGCTCTACCATAGCAATTATATCAGCTTTTTTTCGTGGATTTATCTCATATGCAATTTGTTCTGCAAGTCTTCTATCCATTCCTTCATATTTTAACATAAGATTATCAATCTCTATACTTTTTTCTAAAGCTGCAGGAGAGGTATCACTCATTATTTCACCCACGCCTTTTTTAATTTCTTTGTTTGTAGAAGCATTATCTAATAATTTTTTAGCCGCTTGAGCATTTTTAGTAAAATTCATTTCATCTAAATCAATCATACCTTGACTGATATCTATATCTTTCATTTGATCCATTTGTGTCCCAAGATCAAATGTAGATAGTTCTTCTATCTCATCTCTTGTCATCAATCTCGAATCACCACTTGCTTCCATGTCTTCAAATCTTTTTTGTAATAATTTTTTTCTAGCTGGAGATTTGTCACCTGCTACAGGATCTAATTTACCTGTTCTATATTGATCATACATATATTCCATGTAATTCTCTTGTTCTTTTAAAATTCTTGCTCCATCACCAACAGTCCCATCAAAACTATAAGCTTCTAAATTATCACCCCCTAATTCCATTTCAAAATCTTCAAGTTCATCAGCTGTCATTGGTCTATTTGGATCTGGGTTTCTAGTTTGAAAATCATCAAATGTTTTTGATTGACTTTCTAGTTCATCACCACTTTTAATAATATCATCACCATATTTACTTTTAAGAGCTTTCAGTGCTGCTTGCAATGCTCTAGGAATTCCACCTTTAGCAAGATTTACTCTACCACCGCCTGCAAGATTTATAATACCACCCTCCGCTTTTCCTTTTCTAAGGAATTCTGGTACTTGTTCACCTACTTCTAAAAAGATGTCATCTGGAACTCCAGATACTTCTTCTAATATCTCACCTGTATTTCCTCTGTTGTTAGAAACATATGCCGTAAATTCCTCATACTCAGGCATTGTTTTACGAACTCCTCCTGCAGGATTTGCTTCATCTAAAAGTATTTTTTCACTAGGTCTGTAAGTCATAAAAACATCTTCTGAAGCTTGTTCATTAACATAGGCATCATCACTTTGTCTTCCCGTTCTTTGAATTTCAATTTGGCCTGTAGTAAGATCTTCAGTTAATTCATAATCTTTATATTGTTTAACTTTTTGTGTATCAAGTGTACTGGCTGTTTCAGTTACGTCTTTACCTAAATTTTTAATTTTATCTACAAGTTTCCAAAAATAAATAGGTGCGTCTTCAACAACACCTGCAACATTGGCTATACCTTCTCTAACCATTGGAGATTTCATAGACGTTGCCATCTTTCCCACAAGTGGAAGAGATGCAAGTCCTGCCATACCTTTTAAAAATCCTCGTCTATTCATCATTATTAAAGAAATCGTAAATCATTCCTTCCTCGTTTTGATAATTTTTATATGCATTATAACCTGCTAATCCAGTTGTTAAAGCTAATCCCGGTAGTCCTAAAAATCTAGAAGCACCCGCAATCATTCTTGGACTTAATCCTAATCTTAATGCTTTACTAG